ACTCATTGTATAGATACTGACACTTTTAAAGAACGGCTCAGTGATGTCGTTGTCCATGCCGTATCTAAAATTATCTTTGGGAGTTTTAGTTGGGCGTAGATGATTGGCTTCATATGCCGCCAACGGATTTTGTCTGTCGCCAATATAGTAGCCGTAGTAAATGGCCCACATGGCATTGATTACTCCTGCGGCATCGTCGTGAAAGGTAAGACTCACTGGATCATAATTGATCTGTTTGTAAATTATTTTTTTTCTGTTGTATTGATTCTTAACCACAGAGTCAAACGAGTATTTGGGTAAGTCTGCAGTTTTAACTAACAGTCCTATTTCTTCTGCATGATTGTTGGTAAAGGACGGTGCTCTAATTGCAAACTTGTTTAGCTCAAATCTCACATAATAGTTAAATTTGGTTCGAGGCGATAACCTCATGCTGTTGTCTATGAACAGTCGAGTTGCATGTTGCCAATTGGCTTGCTGTCCTTTGGGGTTGAGCACTCCCTCTGCAACGCCGGTTAGAAATCTTGTAAAATAGTTGGCCATAATAATATTTATGTCACAAAAAAAGCCCGAATAAATCGAGCTTTTTTTGATTACAAGTTTAATTACCCTTGTGTTGTTGAAGCACCTGTTACTGCCTCTCCAAGTGAACGTCCTACTGCTGCACCGATACCGCCGATTGGGCTGGTTGCTGCTGCGCCTGCTGCAAACTGTACCAAGTTATCATAGGCCATTGTTAGTGCAACGGTCATATGTTCATTGGTAGCATAGTTAGCATCACCGTAGTCTACGTTTTGTACAAAGCAACCATACAGTTCAAATGTTTCTAAAGTTTCTGGAACCAGTGTACCGTTACCGCCGTCTAATACTTCAATACGCATGGTAAACTTATAGTCAATCCCTGAACGTGCTGAAGCCTGTTCCATAAAGTCGTACTGCTTCTGGATTTGTTGCCCGACTAGTTTCTGTACTTGACCACTAGCATCATCACGCAGTGTTAGAGTTACGTTTTCTAGTGAGTACTTGCCAGCAAGTTTTACCTTAGAGTTATAAACATCCAGAGTCATTTCTTCAAATGAAACTTTTGGTCTAGTAACTTCTTGAACCTGCTTGGTAAGTTCAGTTGCTGCGGCAACTCCAAACCCTAACAATGTTACCCTAAAGCGATATTTTAACTTAGGCATCAACAACACCTGCGTGCTGCCTGCTGTGTTTTGAGTTGGAATTCCTAGGTTGTTAAGCGATGTAATTGCCATTTTTAAATTTCTCCTGTGTTCTTGACACGCAATGGAATGTAAATGAACTCAACTGCCTTAACTGGTTCAATCGCAATGTCAACGTATAGTTCGTTACGATCAATCCTTGATGGAGTATTGTTGCTTTCATCACAAACAACCGCAAAGTCGTATAGTGCTCTCAAGCCTACTAATTCAAGCAATAGACTTTCAACGGCCTGCTTGATTTCGTCTCTGGTGATCTTATCGTTAGGTTCAAAGATGTATGGACGAGCAAGTTTGTTTAGCTGACTGCGTAGATACACAACCAAACGTGCCACGTTGATACGATCCAATGCACTTGCATTTCTTGCACGAGTTTTTTGACCGTATGCAACCAGTCCAACACCGTTAAAGAATGGAATCGGATTTACCTTAAGATCATAAAGTGTATCACGCTGACCTTCGTTTAGAGCCACTGTTTGGAATTCTCCACTTAGTGCATCAATATAACCAACTGCGGTGGCATTAGTAATACCACCACGACGTGTTCCTGCTGGAGCAAACCAAGGATAACTTACATTGTCGCTTAGAGTAATAGTTTTTAACAACATATGACTAGCCGGAACAACTGCTGATGCACCACTTAAATCTGTGGTAAATCCGTTTGGATAATAAACAGCACAGTACTCATCATAGGTAACAATACCATCATCGCCGTTGTCTGTGACTAGGTTAGCATTGGTGCCCCATGTGGTTAAACTGGTAGCATCGCTTGGTAGACGTAATGGTGTATCACCGATAACAAACGCTGTAACACCACGATCAATGTTTAAGTTAACAAGATTGCTCAATAGTTCTGGATACCCAGGAGCAGCAATAATGTTAAAGTTACGACGCTCTTCGTCACGTGCCTCTGAGCTAGTATCAACTACACTCTTCATTGCCTGAACAACAACCTTACGCTGTGCATGGCGACCAAATGTACCAGAACCATCTTCGTTGTTGCCTGAAGCTGTAACCCAACGATCTGTCCAGTATGCTTCCATGCTTAGTCCAGAGCCGCTGACAAATGCATTACCTGCCAGTGTACCTGCACTTGTTCTCGGATTGTCTGCAGTAGTGTCAATGTATCCGTTGACATACTGTTTGACATTGCCTCCAGAGCGACGTAGATTCCATAGCAACATACCTTTTGGATACAGTGCTGGATCTGGTGCGTCTGGATCTAAGAAGTTGCTCTGTAATAGATCTGCAATAGTAGACTCTGTTGTTGATGTACCTGCAGTATTCCAGCGAGCATCTGCAAATAGCACGCCGTCTTCTGTAGTTTGATCTGACTTGTCTACTAATTCCCAACGCTGTGATAGATCTGCAATGTCTGTTAAATTAGCATTGTATCTATAGATAGTTGGGAAATTTTCCATATCAGCTGTGCTGATCCACAAGTCACCAGTAGCAGTACCGCTTCTGTAAGGATTAGAAGCTGCTACGATAGGAGCATAGTTAGGTCTTACACTGGTGCTGAGCTCAGCAAATGGTGCTGTAGAATGTCTATACCCTACCCAAGTATTGCCGTTGTGAACCATCATATCTACTTCTGAATAGTTTTGGTTAAACCATAACTGTCCATCCAGTGGCTCATTTAATGGTGCATCAGGACCTGCTGCAAATCTTGGATCTGTGGCTGCCAATGGCTTCCAACCGGATACCAAATAATCATAGTCTGCTGCTGCAGGTGCATCGTAAAAATTCTCTGTGCCTGCAAGTGTGTTCAAGCTGAATACTGTAAAGATATCTGCAACGGCAGTACCGACTGTGTCAGTTAGTGTAAAATCACCGCCTAGTGTATGTGAAATAGTTAGTCTATTTGTGGTAGAACTAACTGCAGTCACTGATGCTACAATGTTAGTAAATCCCTTGGCATTAATTGCTGCTGCAATTGTGTCGGCATCAGACGCTGTGCCTGCCGCAGTAAATGATACAGCTTCTGCAGAATCTAGCGCCAGCGAACCTTTCAATGATTCTGCTAAACTAACTGTTTTTGCGCCTGGCGAAATTGTCCCGCTCTTAATAATATTTGAAGTAATGCTGGTAGCAGTACCAATAGCAATATTTCTGTACCATGTACGGAATACCGCTGTTGTTGGTGATGCATCAAATCCAGCTGTTTCAGTAGCGTTACTTTGTACAAATAGTGCGTCTTCGGCAATGTTTGCACCGCCACCACTGCGATCTAAAAAGTACAGAGCTGCTGCTGTGGTTGCATAGATGGGAGCTTCAAAACTTACCCAAGATAATGTAGCCGAACTCCACTGTTTGGCTCTCCAGCGAGCACCGTTGTTGGGTTCTGTGGTTTTGATCCATACAGAACCGCTTGGTGCGCCACCAACTGTGTCAGTTAAATCTGAAATTTTATATGCTGGAACTGAAGTGTGGGGAGTTTGTTGTAGTCTTGGGCTGAGGTATTTTCCAGCAGTAATAACTAGAGTGGTCAGTGGAGTGCCTGTTTGGTTAGCAATAACTAATCCGCCTTGACCCCATGTACTGTCTTCTGTGTCTGAAGTGTATCCGTCAGCATAGATATAAAGTCTGTTGCCTAGTGCTTGAGCAGTTACACCTGTGATGTTTGCTGCTCTGATAGCTGTAGCAATATCTGATACTGTACCTGTAGCTGACACTAACGATCCGTTGATCAATAACTCACCTGCAACTGATCCAGTTACAGTATTACTGACCACTGCTGGCCAACTGGCTTTCCACTTATTAGAACCAACTAGTACCCATTCGCCTGCGTCAACTGCTGTGCCGCCGCCGGCAATATTGCCGTTGCCTGGAGACTTGTAATACATTCTAGCATACTCTTCTTCTGCACCAAAACTAGCATCGCCTTCTACAGTTTGAAACACCACAGCATAGTCACCGATCTGTCCAACAGATGCTTTAGGTGCATTATTTTCAATCTTGGATGGAAAATCTGCGTCTGTTAATACTAGAGGTACCTTGTTGGAAAACTTTTGGCCGCCTGCTACTGTGGCTGCTTGACCGTTCCATTCCTGGATACCCCAGGTTGTGGCCTGTGTGTCAATCCACCATTGACCGTTTGTAGGGTTTGCTCCCGGAGCGTCTGCTTGTGCTTCTAGTTGATCTAGATCAATATCTGCACGTACAATAAATGCAGCATTGCTGACTCCTAGCAGGCTGTATGCTGCTAACAGTCCGTATTCGTTTCTTTCTGATCCGTGAATTGGTGTAGAACTCGCTGTCTGTTCAAAGAACGGTACACCAAACAGATCTATTAGATCTCGTTGACTGGTTAATTTAAATGCCTTTCCAGCGTTGGCTTTTGTTGTTGCAGAAGCTGTGCCTGTGCCAGCTCCGTTGATTTTATCTTGCGCAGTTGCTACAACGATAAGAGGAGTTGTACCAGGTTCAGCTGGTGTATAAAAACTCTCGTCGATTACCGTAACTTGTACGCCTGGTGATTGTAGTGCCATCCCATTTTCTCCTGGTAATAGTTGCTCATATTATTTAGCGGGTTAGACTAAAATTGGGCAGTTATAACACTAGATAAAGGGGCTAAAAAGGTGTAAATAAAAATATGAGACCGCTTTGCAAGTGCGGGCAGCGACCCTGTGCTGTCAATTATAAAAAAAATGATAAAGTTTACTATCGTAGACTGTGCGAGATCTGCATGGCTAACGGTTTATATCACGGTATAGCTCGATGGCAGCGAGCCGGTTATCGTATGAAATCACAGTGTGAAAAATGTGGACATCGTAGCCCACATTTTGAAGTGTTTAGAGTATTTCATGTGGACGGCAATTTAGATAACTGCCGGCCCGCTAATCTAAAAACTGTGTGCTGTAACTGTGCTCAGGTATTAGGCAAGGAGGGAGTTGCTTGGCGACAGGGAGATTTGATCGCTGACTACTAGAGTCTGAGCCTGCTGATACAGTGCATCTATAGTGCTATTATTGTCAATAACTGCATCGAACTCTGTGCCTACCCAAGCAGTTTCCGAAGCGTGAATCTTCAAACGTTTCAGGTCATTTAAAGCCACATTACTGCCACGATTAGCATCTACAGCTATTTGATACCATTCAGGCAACGCACCACGCTGTACCCAAACTATTTGTCCACCGGCATTTTTAATAGAACTAATTTCATTAGGGAAACGGCAATCACTAATTACCACATGATCTTTACTATTGCGGAGTTTGTTTTCTAGACTGGCGATCCAAATATCATCATGAAACGCTTTGCGGCATACTTCTGTGCCCCAATATTGTAGGACCCATCTAGGAGTTAGTGTAGGCATATCAAGTCTAGCGGCCCACCAAGGATCTACCTGTTCCCGCCACTCACGTGCCTCTTTAGTACGACCTTCCAGCATAGTACGGTCCCACCCGAACACAGCGGCCACTGCATCTTTAAGAGTTGATGCAAAACTTTCTCGTCTAAATTCGTGAAAATTTACTAGATAGTCAGCGATAGTATCTTTGCCGCTGCCAATAAATCCGCATACACCTATAATCATAACATCCTCCAATTAAAGATATTATACAATAGATTATCTAGATTGTCAAATATTAATAATAGGGTTTTGGTGTTTTTGGCTTACCGGGATTGTTCAGCTTGTTGGCCAACACACTGGCAGTATTGATTGACTTAGTGCGATCTGTTCTACGTGCGGCCTGTACTGAAGTTCTTGCACGAGTAGTTTTCATCTTCTGTGCTTTAGCTTGATTTATAGGTTGATGACATTTTGAAGGATGGCTTACTTGACGGCTTTTTCTTGGTCCGCTGGTACAACGGAATTTTAATTTTGTAGTTCCGCCACGTGCTGATTTTTTACCAACGCCCCAAACTAGCTTGGCGTCGTATAATTCTTCATCGGATTCAAATATAAACTCTGATGCTTTCATTT